ATTATAAATAGATAATGATTTCCGTTGTATTCCTTAAAAATCGCTATTATTCACCATTTTTGTTACCTAAAACGATACTCGTTTTCGGATTATTTCGTATCTTTGTGCATGGATATAAATCACTGATTGACAATGGGAAGAAAAAAGAAATCATTGATAGAGAAATCTCCGTTCAAGTTACGTCACCGTAAATTGGCAGATGGACGTTTATCCCTGTTTCTTGACCGTAGCGTGAACGGCGGGCACGAGTACGAGTTCCTGCAACTCTATCTCGTGCCGGAGACATCCACCCAAGCGAAGCGGCAAAACGCGCGGACACTCCGCATGGCGGAAGACATCCGACGTGAGCGGGCGGAAGCCTTGCTTAACGCGAAGGTGGAAGCGGTGCCGGAAAATACATCCTCCGACATGCTGCTGTCCGACTGGATGGCGATTGTTCGTAAGAACCACGAGCACCGGGGAGCGCGTGACCTGAACGGTATTGACAACGCCCGCAAGAACCTGCTGAAATTTCGTGCGGATGTCAAGCTCTGTGATGTGGACAAGCAATTCTATCTTGACTATATCGACTGGCTCCGCTGTTCCTGCAAGACCGTATGGGGCAAGCCGGTATCTCCGAAGACTGCGCATTCCTATTATACGACTTTGCGCACCGCATTGAACGAGGCCGTCCGCGAGAACCTGATTGCCTCGAACCCGTGGTACAGGCTGGAAATGACCGAGAAAATCAAAGTTCCCGAAAGCAAGCGGGATTTCCTGACCATTGAGGAAATAAAGAGGATGATGGCCACGCCGTTCTTTAACGAGCAGGTACGGCAGGCATACCTGTTCTCCTGTTTCTGCGGGCTGCGTATCAGCGACATCCGGAAGCTGCGCTGGCGTGACCTCTCCATGTCCGGCGGACAATGGCGCGTGTCGGTGGTGATGACGAAGACCACCCATCCCGTCTATATCCCCCTTTCGTCCCAAGCCGTGAAATGGCTGCCGGAACGTGGGGACTGCACGCCCGACGGCTTTGTGTTCGGAGGACTGCCCAATGAAGGCAACCTTTGTGTCAATCTCAAAAGCTGGGCGGAAAAGGCCGGGGTGAAGAAGAACGTGACCTTCCACACCGCCCGGCATTCATGCGCGGTGCTGCTGCTGACGCTCGGGGCGGACATCTATACCGTTTCCAAAATCCTCGGCCACCGTTCCGTGCGTGCCACGCAGGTTTATGCGAAAATTGTGGACAAAAAGAAAGACGATGCAATCGCATTGGTTGACAACGCATTCTAAATACATCTATATATGGCAACAACAAGGAAGGCAACCAGACTCAAAGAGCCGGTGAAGGTGCGCACCAAGAAGCTCGCCGACGGCTCGGAATCCTATTATCTCGACATCTATGTGGACGGCAGGCGCAGTTACGAGTTCCTGAAACTGTACCTGCTGCCCGAAATCAATCCCATGATCAAGGAGCAGAACCGGGCCATCAAAGCAGCGGTGGAGGCCATCAAGTCGAAACGCATCATCGAACTGACCCACTCGAAGGCCGGGCTGAAAAAGACATCCGTCCGTTCCAAAATGCTGCTGGACGACTGGATGGAAACCTATCTTGCCGAACAGGAGCGCAAGGGCGCAAGAGGGCTGAAACTGTTGCGGACGGTCTGCCGTATGCTTCCCCTTTACAGGAAAAAGGTGAGGATGCGGGAAATCGACAAGGAGTGGTGTCTGGATTTTATCGACTGGATTCAGCATACCTACAAACCCCGGGGGGGCAAGCCGCTTTCTCCCAAAAGTGCAGCGGACTACGTGGGCTATTTCTCCACTGCCCTCAATGCCGCCGTCCGTGCGGAGGTCATCCCGGAAAACCCGATCATGACACTTGCAGCCACGGAACGCATCAAGGTGCCGGAATCCAAGCGTGAATACCTGACCATTGACGAGATAAAGGTGCTGATTGACACGGAGTGTCCTCGTGAGGACGTGAAGCGTGCCTATCTTTTCTCCTGCTATTGCGGCCTGCGGTTGAGCGACGTGTACGCCCTGCGGTGGAAGGACATCATTCTGGACGGGGAACAATACCGGATGTCAACCGTGATGAAAAAGACCGTCACACCAATTTACCTGCCGCTTTCCCGCCATGCCATCCGCTGGTTGCCCGAGAGAAACGGAGAAGGGGATGAATCAAAAATCTTTGATGGCTTGCCTGCCGAACCCAATATTAACAAGGTATTGGCCAAGTGGGTGGAGACAGCCAAGATAGCCAAGAAAATCACCTATCACACCAGTCGGCACACGTTCGCCACGATGATGTTGACGCTCGGTGCAGACCTCTACACGGTATCGAAACTGCTCGGACACGCCAACGTGAAGACCACGCAGATTTACGCGAAAATCGTTGACAGCAAGAAAGTCGAGGCGGTCAATCTGGTGGACAGCGTGTTTGATTGACAACTGTTTTATACACAAAATATTACCACAGAATGCTTTGCCTATTCAATGGCGGTATTTTTTCGTGCTAAACTTATCATTGTCATACCTTATTGGTTGATATATTGCCGAGATTTGACTTTTTAGGCAGTTTTTTATGCTGTTTTAGTCAAAACTCGGCATATTTTCTTTGCCGTATGGAATTTAATCCATAACTTTGCCGTATGGAAAATACAGTTCAAATCCCCCCTGTGCTTATAGGACGGCACGATGAATGTGCGACCTTGAAAGAATGCATGGCTTCCAACAGGTCAGAGTTCGTTATTGTATGTGGTCGCCGGCGTATAGGAAAAACCTTTCTTGTCGATCAATTCTTTGAGAACAGGTACGACTTTTCTTTTGTCGGGAAACATAAGACTAAAACACAGACCCAGCTTAATTATTTTGCGAAAGCGATTCAGAAGTATTCCGGTCAGAAGCAGAAAACATACGCCGACTGGTATGATGCGTTTGACGCTCTTGAATATTATCTGGAAACACTCCCTGTAAATCGGAAAAAAATCATCTTCATTGATGAAATGCCTTGGATTGACACCCAACGCTCCACTTTTGTCAGTGCCCTTGAAAATTTTTGGAACGGATGGGCAAACCGCAGATATGACATTGTACTGATTGCATCCGGTTCCGCGACCTCTTGGATGGCAGACAAGCTGATAGACAATCAAGGCGGTTTGCATAACCGTATCACACGCCGGCTTTACCTTGAACCTTTCACCTTGTCCGAAACGGAAGAGTATTTCAAATCGTTCGATTCTCCACTCACCCGTTATGATATTCTGCAATGTTATATGTTCACAGGTGGCATTCCTTTCTATCTTAGTCTGATGAATCCGCAAATGAGCGTGGCGCAGAATATCGACATGCTGTTTTTTCATAAGAGCGCACCGCTGCGCAGGGAATATGACGAATTATACAGCGCACTGTTTACTCATGTGGATTCCTATATCAAGGTTATTGAAATTCTGTACGACCATAAATACGGCTTGACAAAACGGGAAATTTCCAAGGCCACAAAACTTAACGGAACCTTCCTTAACACCGTGCTTAACAATCTTGAGTTGTGTGACTTCATAGAAAATTTTGAGCTTTTCGGAAAGAAGAACACATTGGTTTACAGGCTTGTCGATTTCTATACCCTCTTTTATTTCAAGTTTATTGCAAACCGCCACAACAAGGATACCGAATGGTGGAGCCACAATCTCGACGATGCGGGCATAAGGGCATGGATGGGACTGACATTTGAACTTATATGTATGAAGCACCACAAACAGATCAAGAAGGCATTGGGGATTTCAGGCGTGTTGGCAAATGTCTATTCCTGGTCTTGCAGACCGTTTGCGGATGCTACCGGTGCGGAGTGGCGAGGAGGTCAGATAGACATGCTGATAGATCGTGCTGACGGAGCGATCAATATTTGTGAGATGAAATACGCCAAGGACGAATTTGTCATAGATGCCAACTATGAGCAGCGGCTGCGAGAAAGAATGTCGTCATTTGCCGTGGCGACCAAGACGAAGAAGGCCTTGCTACATACTTTTATCACGACGTATGGGGT